GACAAAAAGACCGGTAAGCAAAAGTACTACGATACATTCTATCCGATCACCGCAAACTTTAGAGCAGAGTTAATGGGTAAGGTGTTAGCAGAGTATGAGGGTAAGGAAGTTAAGCAAGAAGAATTTGTAGAAGTTGACCCCATGGATGATGATGATTTACCCTTCTAAACCCTTGACCTTAAAGGCTTTGAGTGATATAATTAAGGTAACCAATTAACAAGGTTTTGTTTGTAATACACCTTCGAATGCAACGAAGTAAAAAAACTGTAAACGGTTCGTGCTTATCCTAAAACACGCGGAGTTATGGGTTCTCCGACCAACCAAAACCCTATAATAACAATTTCTTTGCGGGGTTTACGGTTATTGACAGTATCAAGCGGAATAGTATCCGCAAATTTTTAGGCATGGAGTGTTTATAGGTATTCAACGATTCTTAAGTGAAGCCATGAAAACAGCCAATGATGCACAATAGATTCTTTTAAAGGTTAGCTGTTCCCTTGAATCTAAATACACAAAGAATACCAAAGGTACTGTATTGATAGACGGTAAACCAAAGCAACCGACACGATTTAATGCTATCGGTAAAAGCATTGACAGGAGCGAGGTTCACAGCGTGACGAATACGGTCATTATGAGTTCGATTCTTATATACTGTTTAACTAACTGCTACAGACGACTAAAACACGTTGTATGCGGTAGAGCGTAAACTGGACGCATTAAAGGTGGCTGTAGGTTCGAATCCTACTCTACGCTTTTGACTATGCCGACACCAGGGCAAGGTGTCATGGGTTTTAGGTTTCATCCCAGTCACAAAAAACCTCATAAACAGAATGTGGTGTAATGGTCGCACACGTGCTTTGGGAGCATGGGGTTAAGGTTCAAATCCTTCATTTTGTATTAGATATTCTTCATTGAGCGGCTAGCGCTCTTCTCCTAAAAATTACTCATTGATATAGAGTCCCTCACACGAGGGCAACCTCCTGGAATAAAGCAACCCAACATATAATTAAATAGCAAGGAGAATGACATGAGAAAGTTTATAATATTTAAGTCAACAACAGGTTTTGACGGATATTCAACAACAAGCACTCAAACAGTAGATGAAGAAGCCATTAAACGTGGACTTAACGTCTGCAAATATGATTCTATCATGGAAGTTTTAAACATGAAAGATGACGATCCAATTAAAAAAATCTTTGAAGCAAACAAAGCATATAACGAAGCAGAAGCAGAACATAATAGACAGAAAAGAATAGAGGAAGAAGGACAATAGATATGGGTGTATCATTAGAAGAATTGAAACAATTATACAATATAATGCAATATAACTTACAAAACTATAATTGCATTGACCCTGTTGAGTGCGATAGTATAGAGGAATTTACAAGACAATATAACATGGATATTGAACATAAAAAAAAGACCCCGATTAAGGAGTCTTAAGATATTCATTCATTAACGATCTGATTACTTCTGACACTGTAGACCCTTCTAACTCTACCTTGTGCCTAAAGGCTTCGTAGAGGTCAGTAGGACATCTTAACTTGATGGTAGGGGTTAACCCTTCGGCTAGTGATTTCATAAGGATTCACCGTATATTAGATTGTTAGTTTCAGTTACATAAGATTCATATTTATATTCTAAATCTCTAATTTCTGAATCAAGTTTATTAATCGCTCTCATGTTTGCTAATGTTTTGTTTTCATTAAAATATTCATATGCCGCATGGTATAACTTTGTAGTATTAGCTATTTGATTTTCAAGAAATAAAATACGTTCGTATCTAGGTAAAAGCATTTCGTTTTTTTGTTCTAGTGTCATAATAATTCTCCTTTAGCAGCTTAATGACTTGCTTAGGTCTGTGGGTTATTAACATTCAATAGTATCTGTACGAGAATCGTAATAGTAATTACACATAATATCTCTTTTGAAACTGTATTCTTTTTGTGCTTGCTTTGTAAATCTTTTTTCTGTTAATAAATACTGACGATATAATTCATCTTGTGTAGTATTAAGCAAATTTTTCATTTCTTGTTCTGTAAGAATTATGTCCCAAACTATTTCATTTCCACTGTATGTATCTTTTAATTGTTTTTTGCTTAAAAAAGATTCTTGAATAAGAAGTGTTGAGTTTTTATGGTCTTTGTAATGGTAGAAAGCAAATAGGTTTGTCATAATGTGTACCCCCTTAAGTGTGTAGTTGATTGGTATGTACTTAGTATATCACACTGTACCCACAATACAATCGGCAATATAAACAAATGTAACAAGGTAAAATGTACAGATTGCACAAAGCTATGTTAGGTGATATAATTAAGTATAGGTTAATGGATGACAAAAAAAGAGGTGATCCGAGTCTGTATCAACTACTAAGGCAAAGGAGAATAATATGATTATAGTAATGTGGTTAGCAGTAATAACAATATGGATCGCACGAGAAAACTATGAGCGATATGTGAAGTGAGGTGTAGCATGTTTGAATTAACAGATGAATACATAGAACGCATTGAATACCTTGAAGATGGTATAAGAGAAATAATTGAAGAGTTAGAGTTAGAAAATGGAATTACTAATTTATCAAGAGACTTAAGAGTATTGGTTGGTAAGAAAGAAAAGAACAAGGTTGAAGATTATGAGCCACCAACACTTATTCAGTACGGAAGTTATGTAGAGTTTAAATAGATTAGAGGTGTAAGCAATGGCAGACAAAGGACAACCTAGAAAGTTTAAGACAGACAAAGAGTTTAAAGACTCTGTATTAGAGTACTTAGACTACTGTACAACTAAAGAGAGGTTTGCAAATATAGCAGGATACGCTGTTTATTGCGATATGAATAGGGATACTTTCTACGCTCAGAAGGATTATTACTCCGACACTTACGCGCAAGTGAACGATATGTTAGAGGATGAAGCCTTACAACACAACACCCAAACAGCTAGAATGTATCTAATGAATAAGTTTAATTATACAGATCGTAGCAAATCAGAAGTAAGTGTTATAGGAATGCCTGACATACTAATAGGAAAGCAGTAATATATTGTAACTTATGTCATTTAAGGCTAATTCAAACAAATAAAGTGCTAAAATACACGGGCGTAATAGATTTATAAAAGATAGTAAAAGTTGTCTAAAGCCACATAGAATAAGGCTTTTATAATATTATACGGTAGGAAGTGTGGTTGTATGACAAAAGAAATAGATGTAACACCACTGTATTATGATTACGTACTAGGTGCAAACTATGACGCAGTAGTTGAGATCGGTGGACGATATAGCGGTAAATCATATAACAGTCAAATAGAAGAAGCTGCCAACCTTGCAAGTAAGAAGGACTACAAATTGTTAATCATCCAGGACCTTGACAAAGGTGGTTCAGATGGTTACTATGCAGGGTTAGTTGATAAGATAGAACAGTTCGAACATACACAAGCGTATAGCATAGCGTCATCAAGTACAAAGATTGTCAATAAGATCAATGGCAACTCTGTACTTTTTCGTGGGTATAAGACAGACCAACAAAAGAAAGACGTTAAGAACATTGATCAGGTTACTAAGATAATAGTTGAGGAAGGCGAGTGGATGACACTTGATGACTTCCTGTCACTAGTACAACAACTTAGAGGTAAAGTTAAAGAGGACAGAAGACTTGATATACTTCTTAATCCTGTTAACGAATATTGTTTTGCTAATACTGACTTAATACAAACAACACCCGATAGAGTACTAGAATACTTTGAAGGTACTAAAAGACCTAAGGTGTTTGAAAAGCTAATGACCTCAACGTTTGAAATGGATGGAGAGACGCACACATCATCAATTAAGATACTGATAGTATTATCAACACATCATGATAACCCTAACTTGACACCACAACAAAGAGCGGCTATTGAGATACTGAAGGATACGGATCCCGATAAGTATAAGCAACTAGCCGAGGCAAGGTTCATCAAAAGTGGTGGTGTATTCTTCCATGAGTTTAGCAGAGACGTACATGTAATAGAACCATTTGTAATACCTAGTGATTGGCGCAGATACTTTGTAATGGATTATGGACTTGATATGCTTGCAGGCTATTGGGTAGCAGTAGATAATCAAGGTAAATCGTTCTTCTACAAAGAAGTGCATGAGAGTGACTTAATCATCTCTAAAGCCGCCGAAAGAATTAAAAGATTAACTAATGAGCGTATATATGATTACCTTGCTCCTATAGACTTGTGGAATAGAAGACAAGAGACAGGACGTTCAGCCGCTGAAATATTTAATGATAACGATATAAACTTAAGCAAGTGTAACAACAACCGGATAGATGGATGGCTAGACGTAAAGGAATGGTTACAACCTTATGAAGATGAACAAGGAATCACAACCGCAAGTGTTCAGATCACTAGCAACTGTGAGAACCTTATAAGATGTTTAAGCCAAGTCAAGAAGGACGAACGAGAACCAAATGATGTAGCTAAGCAACCGCATGAGTTGACACACGCACCTGACGCATTCAGATACTTCTTTTCAGGTAGACCATCACCCAATATACAAGTAAAGAACCACACACCTAATAACTTTATGTTCACTCAATACGAAGATGATTCGGGAGGTTTGCAGTCATGGTAAAAGCTTATCACGTAATGTTTACAGATAGAATAGAGGATGATAAGAATCCTATATTTCTTGATATAATTAAAAGTGTAGAAAATGGCAATATTCCCTATAGTGATATAAAAGAAGAAGCAATTGAGAAGTATATGAAATCAGAGATAATGGATGGACATAAGAGATATAACGGTGATGGTTTTTATATTCTTTACAATTTTAGTAACGGTGGACCGACAGCAAACCCATTAGAGTTCTTAACTTATGTCTTAATAATTAAAGAGGTGAAATAATGACATACATAATAATAGCATTAGCAGTAATCATATCATTTGCTCTAGGAGCGTTTATAGGCGTCAAGTCAGTGCAACTAGGGTTAAAGTATCAAATGCAGATACAAAAAGGCGTAGAACCCACATTAAGCCCCATACGTGACGTGATAGACGATATAACATCAACACAGAATGCAAAGCAAGCAAACAACGAGACAGCCGAAATGATTGGCGATATACTAGGGGGATTATAGATGTCAGTAAGTAGTTATATTTATTCAAAAAGAGAAAACGTAGCAATAGAACTAGGCTCTAGCTTGTATGAAGATAAGCACATGATACATAAAGCATTAAAAGAACTTCCTGAAGGTGTATATATGTCAGAAATGGAATTACATTTTTTTACAGGAAAAAGCGTTCCAATATTTATACCATATGATAAAGACAAGTATTGGAGTATATTCTCATACAAAGGTTCAATAGATATACAAAAGCAAAGACCACAATATAAGTTAGTTTTAAACATAATTAATGATTTTATAGAAGACATAAAAGGTATAGTGGGGGTGTATAGATGAAACAGTCAACAGAACCGTCAATGATATTTGAGAATTGGAAACGTGATCAAAGTTATAAACAAAAGATGGGCTTCACTTCCTCATGGCCTAACTTTGTGAGATTCAAAGAAGGTATTCAATGGCCAGTAGAAGCAGTAAGAAAGTGGAAGAACTTCACGTTCATGACTATCAATCAGTGTGACTTTATAGTTGAGAACAAGAAGTCTAACATATTAGCACAACACATTAAGCTAGTATTCAAACCTAAAGAAGTACCTGAGGAAATGTCAGACGAAGAAGAAGAAAAAATATTAGAACGTGCACAGATATTCAGCGAACTAGCAGAAAATACATGGTCAGACGTAGAACAGGACCAGTTGAACGAGGACGCAGTAGACAACGCTCTTACAATCGGGACAGGCGTGTATCACTACTATTATGACGCTTCTTACAGTGGTGGCGAGTATGTACCTACTAAAGGGCGTATATGCGGTCATACAGTTGACGCAATGGATATCGCACTAGGTAACCCACATCTTAAGGCACACGAACTACAAAAGCAACCATATATTATAATCAAAACGTATGAGGACGCAGAACAAGTCAAGGAATATGCTAAGAAGAATGGCGAGAATCATCTGTTGATCGTACCTGATGTAGATAACGACACAGAGTATGACAACGAAAAGAATGACTTAGATAAGCCTAACAAGGTTGTATGTTTGACAATGTACTACAAAGACAAAGGCGTACAGTGGACTAAAGTAACTAAGACATCAGTGGTCCAGAAGCCACGCTCCTTGTCACCTAACGAAAGACCATTTAAGTTGTACCCTGTTGAATTGCTAGTGTTTAAATCAAGAAACAAATCATCATTTGGACGTAGTGTGTTAGAAGATGTAATCAGTGTTCAAAAAGGTATCAACTTCCTCTACAGTATGATAGCTTACGGAGTACAACAAACCGCATGGCCTAAGATACTAGCTAAGTCCAAAGCGTTAATGCAAGCGATAACTAACGAACCTGGGGAAGTAATAACCGATCATGACAACGGTAACCCTAACGACTCAATCAAGTACATGCAACCACCTAACTTTAGTAACATGCCACCATTACTCATAGATAAGCTTACAGAGTCAATGAGACAGACTACCAACACAGGTGATGTTATAAGTGGTGAATCAATAGGAGCAAACATGGCGGCGGCGGCAATCATTGCATTGCAAAACCAAGCCAAGAAACCTAATGAAATGTACCTTAAAAAGTTGTTTGCAAGTATGAAGCGAGTTGGCAAGATAGAAGAAGAGTTCTTCAAGTGCTATTACATACTCCCTAGAACAGTTACAAGCGAAGACCAAGATGGCAAGATGTCCTCACGTACAGTAACACCAAGCGATTATAAAGACGTTGAGTTTGACATGGACATTGATGTTGGAGCGGGTGGAGCATTTGACGAAGCATTGCAAGTTAACACGCTTGATATGATGTATAACAAAGGCGATATAGACAAGTATGAATATGTTAAGTACGCACCTAATAACATGATGGTCCAAGGAATCAAAGAAGACTTTGAACAACAGAAGGTAGAACTTGACGAACAGATGGAACAACAAGCACAAATGCAAGCGGAGCAAGCACAAATGCCTCAACAAGAACAGTTAACTCCCGAGGATGAAGCCTTTGTAATGCAGAACCCACAACTTCTAGACGGATTATAAAATCTATAGTATAATAAAGGAGACAACCAATGAAAGAGTTGCGTTGCAAGAAATGCGATAAGTTGTTAGCTAAAGTAAAAGAAGATTCAGTCAACACAGAAATTGAAATAAAGTGTAACAGATGTAAAACAACCAATCAATTTTAGACTAAACTAAATAAACTGAATGCCTAGAGCATCGTTACTTAACTGTAATGGTGCTTTTTTAATGGGGGTATAAATATGAATTGTATAGAATGTAAACAACCACTACGAATTATAAGCGGTGGTATTAAATCAGATGTAGACTCAACAGAAGTAACAACCGTTCATGTGTTCGGTTGCTTTAATAAAAACTGTAGCATGGTACAGAAAGAACAGAACAGAACCTCAACCGTTAATCCAAGTTTCACAGAGTAAGAAGGAGCAATAACATGGACGTAAACGCATTAATTAATAAAGCAAAGAAATTAGTTGTAAACTATTACAATGAAAACGTTGAAAAAACAGATAATGTTAGTATTGATGAAAACGAAGTATTTATTGTATGGTTTAGCAAGACTTTACAAAACTGGAAAGCAATGGTTAGCACAACTGTATCAGATGGAATGTATTACGAAGTTACATATAACGGAGATAAAAAAGAAACATATTTAGACGTATATAAAAAATGGGAAAACAAAAGAATAGTAGACTAATAATAGCTTTACAGAAAAGGAGATACAAACATGGAAGATTTAAACACTGTAGACGCAGTTGAATTAGAGGAAGTCGTAACTCCTCAAGAGGCAGAAACAACAGAGGTAGTGGATAGCGTAGATTCGGATGTCGCAACCGATACACAATCAGAAGTTGATAAGCCTAAACAAGACCGAGATACAAACTCACAATTTGCAGACGTAAGACGTAAGGCACAACAAGAGGCACAAGACAAGCTTATTGACGAGATGTATGGAAGTCAAGGTATTCACACTAAGGCAGAGTATGACAAAGCTATCAAGGAACAGAAGGAAGCTGAGTTGTTAGAAAACATGCGAAATGGTGATACCGATCCCGAGACTGTGAAGCAAGAATTATATAAGCAATGGGAAGAAAATGACCCACGCTTAAAAGAATACAATCAGATCAAAACAGAATCATATACAAATAAGCAAATGGCAGAATTAAACAGTGACCTAAAAGAGTTAGGCATTGACCCGATTAATACCATTGATGATTTAGCTAATTTACCAAGTGCTGATAAGATTATTGAGCATGTAAAACAAGGTAAAACGCTAGGTGAAGCTTATTTTTTAGCAAACAAAGCAGATATTATTAAACAGCAAGCACAAAAAATACAAGCAGACGTCATTCAAAAAACAAGGCAACTAGAAAACGCAAGTCCTGGGGCACTCGATAGCACATTGGGAAATGAGAATGCTAATTCAATTTGGAAGATGTCTAATGATGATTTTGCCAAGATGAAAGAGGCCGCATTGCTGGGACACCTTAGAAAATAAGACGAGGTATACAAAATGCCAACTAATTTACAAACCTATACGACCCCTTCAGACGCAGGAAATAACAGATTAACCGCAGAAAACGCAGAATTCTACCAAAGAACCTTGTTAGAAGCACTATTTAATTCAGTTGTATTCATGCCTTACGGTAAGAAGACAGTTATTCCTAAGAACGCAGGCGCTACTACTTCATGGAGACGTCTAGAAATGCCAGCAGTTACGACTACAGCATTAACAGAAGGTATTACTCCTGATGGTATCGACTTAACAGTTAACAAGATTTCAGCAACAGTACAACAATTCGGTACATGGACTAAAATCACAGACTTCTTAGAAATGACAGGACTTGACCCACTAGTAACAGAAGTATCTGGAATGTTTGGTGATCACGCAGGTCTTTCAATGGATATTGTTATCAGAGATATTCTTTTAGCAGGAACTAACACACAGTTTGCTAATGGTAAAGCTTCAAGAGCAACTTTAGTAGCAGGTGATGTATTAACAACTACTGAAATCCAAAAAGCACGTGCAACAATGGTTAAGAACAACGTTAAGAAAATCAAACTACCTAACGGTCAAATGGGATATGTTGCATTTATTCATCCTGATTCAGCGACTACTATTTTTAATCTTCAAGAGTGGAAAGACCAAAACACTTACGTAGACGTTAAGAACCGTGAAATGGGTATTGTAGGTCAAATGTACGGTATTTACTTTATCGAAGCTAACACAGCGTCTACATTTGTAAACGGTGGAGTAGGTATAAACCTTGCAGGTAAAGCAATGTTGCTTATTGGCGCAGACGCTTTTGGTATTCCTGATGTTGCAGGTTCTTCAAAGCCTGAAATCTTAGTTTACACAGACGGTAACACTGAAAATCCAATGAACCAATACTCAACAATCGCTTGGAAATCAACATTTACAGCAGCTAGACTTCAGGAATTAGCCATTTTACGTTTAGAATATTTGAACGTTTAAACACTAATCAGTTAACTATATACAGACCTCTTTGATTGTGGCGTAAGTTCTATAATTAAAGGGGTCGTATAGTTATTTGTTCTTTAAGAAAAGAGGTATATCATGCCAAGAGGTAAACCAGTAAATAAAACAGTAAGAAAACCACAACCTAAACCACAACCGAAAATAGAAAAAGCCATAGAGCAAGAGGAGAACGATATGTCAAAAATTACAAAAGAAACCCCAAAATGGGGAGAATTTACAGTAGAAGGTAACGGAGTAACATTTGTAGGCGAAGATTTAGTTGAAATGGAAATCCCATATGAAGATCAAAACCCTGTAAACCATCACATCATGTGCATTAACGGAAATCAAATCATACTCGGAGTTGATAAAACGTTGAAAATACCTCAGTCAGTACATGACAATTGGAAACATTCAGTTAAAGAAACAACCTCAGCTAAAAAAAGAATGAAGCACACTGCCGAAATCAAAGTATAAGGAGTGATATAGTTGAACAAAGAATTACTAACGCAAGTAAAAGAATATATTGAAGAAAATGAATTGATAAAATCTGGAGAATGGGGTATGGATGAATCATTGTCTGACCTTATAAAAGGAAATAAAATGCCAGAAATATATACATCAATTTGCTCACTATTGAATTAACGGTAAGTATTGCGCGGTAACAATGGGGCATTTCTGCCCCTAGAAAGGAGTAACTATGGGAATATCACAAATATTACACGACAAATTAACAGATATGGTTAACGGTGTTACAGGTGTTAAAGCAAGTAACCTACCACTTGAAGCAATAACAGGTGGAATTTTATCAATTGACTCAGACCATGAACACATACATCAAAAAATAAAGTATTCGGCATTTATTAAGCAATCCATAATAGCAGGTGGAACACATGTATTCTGTTTTAAAACCCCAGCAGTTGGATATGTTCATTACAGACCTGCAACCATAACCCCATCAGCAGATAAAATAGATATGCAAGTATATGAGGACGCAGTATTTACCGCCGCTACAGGGACATTACTTGAAAACAATAATAGGAATAGAAACACACCACTTGTCTCAGGCGTAGAGTTAAGAAGTGCCCCAACAGTAACAACGGTAGGAACTTTACTCCCAGGGTTCTCTGTATGGTTACCTGGTTCAACTGGAATAGGTCAAACAAGAATTGGTGATATTAACGGTGGTGGTGACGAAATAGTCCTAAAACCTAACACAACATACCGATTCTTGATAACAAACGGTTCGGGCTCGGCAAACGTTGTAGGTTTTAATTTCTCATGGTATGAAGAATAGAGGTGGAACATGAAAACTAAAGCAGATGTAAGAGAATATTTCTTAAACATTATAGATGAATATTCAAAAAAAGGGGTTGAACTATCTTCTACAAAGAACGCAGACTATAGAGTTAAGTTTGATACATTCCTTGATACCGCACAGAAATACGTTGCAAGTATTATTAAAATTCCAGCAGTATATCAAGTAACACAAAATCCATTTGTTAATATGAGTGGATTACTACAAGGGTTTGAAATAGTCCAAGTATTGCCTGACATTTCAAAAATTTATACCTATACAGGGTGTAAGTCACTGTACTTTGAGATAGACAACGTAGGAACGTGTACTATAGCTATAAATGGCATTACAACTCAGACCATAAACAATACTATCAAAAGACAGTTCACAGTCTTTAAAAGGCTTACAGGGGCATTGAGTACAGATATAGTTACAGTTACATTTAGCGGACTATATCCTTTTAATATTCGCAACGTAGGACTTTATCAATACGCATTCCCACTTGAAGCAGATATCCCCGATTACACACCATATGTAAGTTATGATATGCCTGATAATTTTCTAGAGTTTGATTCAGTAATTATTCGTTCTGACCCTAGAATGTATCAAAGCTATGTATCTCATAAATGGGAGAACAACAGAAAGATTATACTTAATTACTACGACAAGGGTTCGTTTGATATTCACTACTACAAGTACCCAACAACAATACCTAGTGACGCATTAGACACAGTACAACTTGAGATAGATGACAAAGCTTTTGAACTTGTAGCTTTACAATGTGCAATTATGGCAACATCAGCAGATAACACAGCACTAGCAAGTTGGCTACGATCATTGTATATCGAGAAAGCACAGAATATCAGTCAACGAGAGCAACCAATTCAAAATCAAGTTCAATCCGTTTTTTCTATTGGATGAGGGGGATATGTTATGTTTATAGTACCGAAAGATATATCCGCACCTAAAATGCCTAAAATGCAAACATGGCCAACAAAAGACTACCCTTTAAACGGTGGTCTTGATGTGGCTGATACAGAATTTCAACTTCCAGAGAATAAAACAAGTAAATGTTTAAACGTGTGGTATCTTAACGGTGAACTTGATAAAAGATGGGGACAAGATTATTTACTTGAAACCGAAACAGTCGAACTAGTTAATCACTCAATGCTAAAATATTTGTACAAAGGCAAGATAATCAAACATAGCGGCACTAAGCTGTACTCACAAGACCCTATAACAGGTATTAACACAGTCCTATTTAGTGGACTTACAAACGCTACATCAAGACTATTCAAATACAATGGTAAAGTGTACCTTAAACAAGTTGGTAAGTACGTAGAGTATGATGGTGTAACTGCAACAAATGTAGTCGCTTATATCCCTACAGTAATAATCAACAGAACGCCTACAGGCGGTGGAGATTTAAACGAGGATTACAACAGATTCGGAAAAGGTTTTATTAATTCATTCAGTGGAAATAATGTTGCTACAGTATATGCTTTAACTGACACGGGACTAGACGCTACGCTTGTAACCGCTACGGTCGGTGGTGTTGCTAAAGTTGAAACAACTGATTTCACAGTTAATCGAACAACAGGCATAGTTACTTTTAGTGTAGCACCACCTACAGGCACTAACAACGTCGTTATAACCGCATATAAGACAGTCCAAGAAGACATTGATAGTATTCTTAATTGCTTAGCAGTAAAAGCGTATGGCGGTCAAAATGACAACCGTTTATTCTTTGGCAACAATGGCACAGGAATCTACTATTGGACAGGAATTTCAATTATAGGCATTGACCCAACTTATTTTCCTTTGAATAACTACAACATAGTCGGGCTTGATGATGAAAACATTACAGGGTTTGGAAAGCAACAAAACTCATTACTTGTTATTAAAGAGCGCGAGATATGCGCAGTTGATTACTCATGG